ATACTTTCATAAAATCTCCTTCTAAAGGATTTTTTAAGTCTTTACCGCGCTTACCATAATCTGGTACTCTAAGTTTTTTTCTTATATGCTGACTAGAAACTGTATAATCTTGAATAGTCGACCCGTTAAATTTTCCCAGGGTAGGAATCCATTTTACTTTTCTAGCATCGTCATTAAGAAGAAAGTTAGTAACTTCGGTAGTATTTAATTTTGAATTAGTTGCTCTTACTTTAATAAACCCATATCCTAAAGTATAATAATTAGTGTCTGCATTTTTTGCTTTGTTATATATTGGATAACGTTCTATACCAGTTTTTGAAAAATTAAATATACCTATTGGCGCACGAGACGTTACGGATAAATTTTGTAATTTATCATATAAATCATTATTATATTTCGTGATATCACTTAAGGTAGGCGAAGCTTGGGGTTGGCCTGCAGATGTTTGATTATATACAGTCGATGAACTATTAATATCTATTTTAGTTTTAGCTTGAGTTTTATAACTTAAATTATCTCTACTATTAACAACTCTTCTAATAGTTGTCAATCCAATACCATATACTGACTGAGGCCCTCCTAAATCTTGACTTATAAAAAGATCGCCAGTCTTTAATCTTTCTTGTAGTTTATATAGTCGATTATCTTTAACTTGTTGTGAAGTCGGGCTAGACATTAATTTAACGCCTCTTCCATCAGATATACTGCCCGGATTTTTAAAAAATACACTTGAGTATGTTGTTCTAGGAACAAATGGTACTGCATCTTTTCTAAATCTAATACCTAAATGCTGTGTAGCAGTATTAGCTAATGAACTTATTAATGTTAATGCTCCATTACCTGCTCTTGCCCCTACAAAAGGATCTGCTTCTGTAATTGGTGCTGCTGCTTGTAATCCAGCTTGCTTAACTATAAATAATAATCCTCTAGGAGAAGCCATCCATTTTCCAATACGTAATGTATCAAATATAGCTCGCTCTGTAGAACCAACTATACCACCTCTTATTAATCCGTCATCAAAATTATTTTTAAAGCCCCAACTTTGCGGGTCTTGAGCTAAATCACCATCTTTTTCTCGCTGAATACCTCTTAAAATTAACGGTTGATTAAATGCTGGACCAAATGAAAATGGATTCCAAGATGCTGTTTGTAAATTAAATTTAGTATATTCAATATCTAATGGCGAAGGAGATCTTCTGGTCTCTGCGTAAGTTTTTAATGAATTACTGATATTAGTTAAAAAGCTATTTTTATTTGTATATGGATTTTTATCGGTGTTATATACTCTTTCAAATTTAGTACCTGCTAATACGCCATCAAATATTCTTGATGGCCCAATATCAGAATAAAATCTATTTCTATCTAATAAAAATCCTAACTTTACTGTCTTCGGATAAGTATAAGTTTTTGCTTCTATATCAATTCCTAAGTATTGAGTCGTTTGCTGTTTTAATGTAAATCCAGTTGCTCCTGATTTAAAATCATTAAAGCCGTTAACTATAGGAGGAAATTGATTTAAATATAATAAATGAACTCCGTTTTGTTTTGGTAACTTAAATGCCTTATTAGTTATAACCGATTTAGGATAATAAATACTATTTTTATTATCTATTAACGTTTGAATATACTCGCTAGTTTTAGATAATGCTCTTGGAAATTGACTTATATACTCACTAATTTTAGGTAATACCTTAGGAGATTGATAAATATATTCACTTATTTTTGGCAAAGGTCTAGGAGATTGATAAATATATTCACTAATCTTTGGTAATGCTTTTGGAGATTGATCTATATACTCGCTAATCTTTGGTAATGCTTTAGGAAATACTTGCTTATACTCACTTACTTTATTTTTTAAGATTGTAAGTATTGCTTTGAAAGTAGAAATATGTTGAATACCAATAGGAGTAATTTTAACAAAATTAGATTCTTTAGGGATACTAATAGGTCTTTGTTCTTTATATTCAGATACCTTTACTATATTACCGGGAGTAAACTTCTTAAATAAAGATGTTTTATTTAAAATATCCTTTCCAAATAATGTAGATATAGCAGGTATTCCTCTCCCTCTATTAGTGTTAATAGAGAATAGTTTATAATCTATTTTTTTAGCCCCTAATACTTGAATAGACGTAGAATTATCTACTTTATTTATCTTTATATCAGAAGTATTTTTAAGTGTATTAGACGTGCTATAAACAGTTTTAATATTCGGAGTTTCTTTTAATTTTTGTTTCTCTTGTTCTTTAACTGTAGTCGGCTTTCTAAAGTTCGATAAGTTTGATTTTAAATCTAGTATTGACATTTTTATTATTAGGTTACCACTTCAGCTTGAAGATTTCTATTCATTGATCCTTGATTATAAATTTTATTAGTAGCATCCGTACCTACATATACTTTAGTTGGTTGATCTACCTTTGCAATTAATTGTCGTAATAGATCATTAGTTTCTTTATTATTTGATACTACGGTATTTGTATTAGGTTGTATAGGTGGTTTGTCTGCATTAGGAGAAACAAAAACTCCATCACCTGTCGCAGTCTTTGCCATACCGCCATAGTTATCCGTAATAATAAATGGCCCTTTTGATGCTGGTGCTTGACCATCAGACACGTTTTGCATAAATCCATTAGCTACGCCCATTATTGCGCCTATAGCCCCAGCAATTGCTATTGCACCAAGTCCGAAGGTTAATGCGCTCGCCATTGTTACGGAACTAACAGCAGCAACGGCAAGTGCTATACCTAATATTGAAATACCAACACCCAATCCCATTATTATTGGCCCTAGCATTTGAAAAAACCCAGCCATACTTTCTACAGCCGCAGTCATTCTTTCTTGAACGCTTAAAGCTTTTTGATCCGCAATATATTTTTTAGCGTCGGCATCGCCTGCTTTTGCTTTTAATGATATCTGGGTTTCTGCAGCATCTATTTGTGCTTGATCTGTTGCATTAATATCTGCCCCAACTGCAGCATACATTTTTTGCTTTAATAACATATCTGCAAACTCATCTTTTTGCATTCCCATTGCTGCAGCAGTTGCTTGTTGTTCTACGCGATTCATTTTTCCAAATGACGCATAATCGATTCCTTGTTTTGTTAGTTCTCTTGCTACGCCAACTAAATCATTATTTAAAGCGAATAATCTTGCTCTATCTAAATTAATATTTTTACCTGTTACTAACTGAGCAGTAACTTGAGCTTCTATAGATGATTCGATATTTAATAAATTGTCAGCAGCACCATCCATTTGTTGCAATGTCGTACCCATTAATTTAGCTTGAATAACTGCCTTAGCCATTGCTGCTGCACTACCGCCTAAAGTTGCTTTAATAGATGCTGATAAATTTGCGACTTCCGCCATAATTTTATTAACATTCATACCAAATTTAGATACTTTACCTACTGCTTGAGCTATTGCTACAGTCGATGTTAATTGTTCATCGTAACTTTGACCCGTAGCATCTGCTAATACATTAAGAGATTCAGCTTCTTGGGCTTGAAGACCAAATCCTTTAGTTAATGTTATTTGACTATTCATTAACTTTGTATTAGAATTTGCCATATGACCATATGTATCTTGAAGTTCGCTAGAAGCTTTTAAGATTTCTTCTTGTGTAGTAGCCATTGAATTAGTATCTCGCAACATACTTAAACTAGTATCCCTAAAGTCGATAGCTTCTGAATTAGTTAATCCTAATGTTCTTCTAATATCCTTTCTAATTTCAGATTCTTTTGTAGTTAATTCAAATCCTTTTTTTGCAATAGCAATACCTGCAGCAACTGTAGCTGCACCTGTACCAGCATTTGACATCATCTTACTAGACTCTGCAGCTGATCCTGGATTAAATAATTTGTTTGCAATTTTTTTAGATAATGCAGTTCCTTTAGGTGACTTTAAAAAAGTATTAAATCCTTTTGATAATGCTCCGCCTATTAATGGTATCTGTGATATTCGGGTAGTAATATCTGATAAAAATTCTTTTGCAGATTTTTCAGATTCATTCTGCAATTTAATGGCTTTTTGCATTGAGTCAATAACATCTTTATATTCATTTACTAAATCTCTTGTATTAGCTGTACCGGTTTTAATTCCTTCTGAAATTTTAGTTTGAAGTATGTTAGATTTACTTAATAGATCATTTTCTTCGTTAGTTTTATCAGTTTTATCTGCTAATGATTTAATTTGATCTTGTAACTTTCTTGATATAGAATCTAAAGAATCTTCTTCCCGTTGTCTTAATTTAGCAATTTGCTCTAATATTGTTAGCTCATCTTTTAAAAGCTTTTGGTATTGTCTTTCAGCCGCATCTCGCTGTCTTTGTGTTTTATTGACGAGGTCATTTCTAGCAGCATCTTGTTTTAATTGCTGCTCATAAATATCCGCTAATTTATCTCTTTTTATGTCTTCGGGTGTTCTACTTGCCATAACTTAATTATTTAAAGTTTTTATTAGTAGAAGATGGTTTAGTATATTTAGTGCCTTTATTTTTCTCTTGATATACTTTCATAGTCTTACTAGCATTTTTAGCGGCATTTTTAGCCTTGTATGTAGCTTCGATAAATTCTTTTTTCTTGAAGAATTCTTGTTGACGCTTTGCAAATGATCTAGGAAATAATGCAATTAATGTATGGGCTAATATTGATGTTAACATATCTTTATACTCTTTTATATTATTAATTATCGTTATACAGTAAAAAAGCCCTTTTTGCTTAGGGCTTCTTTTTCATAAAATTGGGTTTAGATATCTTAGGTACTTTATTATTAGTACCTTCGGTTTGCTTTTTCATTTCTTCATTCTCTCTAGTATTAAAATCATTAATCTGCTTAATGTAAAATCTTCGGAGCCATACTGGAAAGGAATACACGCTCTCCCACGTAAATCCTCCTTTCCCATGAAATACTAAATTAAATATTTCTGTATGCAGAATGGGCCTATAGTTAGGCCCCAGGCCAAAAGAAATCTACTCCCACAGGTAAATTTAATTTACCTTCATATAAACATTCTTGGCAAGTAAAGTCCATATTAAAATCTATTCCGGGTGAGATTGTTTTAATATGCTCTCTTAATGCTCTTGAATCTTGAGCAAATAATTCATTATCAACAAAATGTATAATTGACACTTTACTAGTATCGCCATCTATTGAAGTAATGATAGATTTTAATCTTGTCGTTAAATCTTTGCTGATACCTGATTTATTTGACTTTTTAAGATTTTCTAGATCTAGCTGAATTTTCTTTTCATCACCATGGGTAAGTAACTTAAACGTAACTTCTCTGTTTGTTGTTGGAAGTATAAATTTAAATTCATTAGGGGCAATCATTTCAACTTTATCAATATCAAATTCCTTTTCATTTAATTGAGTTAAATCAAAAGATACTTTAGATTCTTTAGTACATTCTGGACAAGTACATGTTGCTTCATATAACTTACCATATCCTAATATTCTTGATGCAACCATTATAGCATCTTTATCAGCTCCGATTAAATCATTATATTTAATGGGCGTTACGATTAATGCTTGAAACAATTTATCTAATACAATTCCTTGTTTAATTAATGATGGAGTCGTAAGAATATCTTCTTCTGACGCTGTCATGTATTTTAGTTCAATTGTTCCACTTCTTAATGGCGAATCTTCAGAATATAATAATCCTTTGGATGGCAAAGATATTATTTCTGTAGGAAAATTATGCTTTTTAATCTCATTCTGATTGTAGTTCTGAATAAGACTGTTTTTTAATTCCTGGATTGATGTTTTATCCAATGGATAGTTTTCGTTTACTATTTGTGTCATAACGGGTTAATTGGTATTATTTATTATAATTATCTCGATCATGAAAAAGGCCCGCATTTTATTGCAAGCCAATTTCGGGGTAACCTCGGGAAAAGGTAATATTGTTATATTATTAACGAATGCTATTTACACTATTTACCCACATACGATATAAAAGAAAAAAATCTAATCTCGATATATCTGGGTTTTCTTTTAAAAATTCAGACTTTCCTTTTTTTACTGCGTCTTTAAGTTCATCCCACTCTTCGTCGCTGCAATATTGCACATTAGTAATTCCTGTTTCTCTTGCTATACTATACATATAACTGCTAAACGCTTGCTCATCTTCGTCTTCATTCTCTTTCAATAATTTCTTATATTGAGATTCGTTTATGATTCCAGCTTGTTTTTGAAATCTTAGCTTTTCGTTTAATGTTAAATTCATATTAATTGTTTATTATAATTGATTATTAGGTTGAACTAATCCTGCTTTAAATAACATTTGCATTACATCTTGACCGTTATTAAAAAATCCATCTAAATACTCAGCATTGAATGATTCTCCTGGAATAAATCCTTGTTCGCACCAATCAGACATACCTAAAAAGAATTCTTTACCTTTTGGAGTAAATATTACATCATTTAAAGTTATTTCTTCTTTAACAGGCTCTTTTTTAGTAGCTTGGAATTCATCCATTACTTCTTGAATAGTTGGTAAAGGCTTACCTGCTTTACGTTCCCATGCATATCCTTCTTTAAGAAGAGATTTTAATTTTATAGTCTTTGACATTTTATTGGTTATTTTAAAAATCTTAGTTTATATAATGTCGAAGCAATTAATTTAACGACATTATCAATTTCGTTTTGTAAATAAGAATCATTTTTAACTGATACCCTTAATTCATCTACTGTATTCATTAATGCTTTAAAATATTTTACTATCTGAGCATTATTTTCATAATCATTCAAAGCATAATTTTCATATCCTTTTAAGATATCATATTTTCCTTGAAATGATTCAATTAAGCCGTCTGTTAAGCCAACAATTTCATCATAATACGTATTCAAAGCGCTATGCTCTGAAAATGAATTAGTTTGAAGATGAAAAACATGTACTTGTGTAGCTGAATGTAATAGGTAAGATACTAGCTTTAAATATTCTTTATTCATAATTTATTTTACTTAACGCAAATATATATGGAATATTTTAAAGTTCCTAATATTTTTGCTATTTTTTTTATTTTTACCGAAAACTAGTAGTTCAATATAGCGTAATCATATGCTATAGTAACTGTAATAGTAACTGCTTCTCCGTCATTTGCCCAATCCATTTCATTGAAATTAACATCTGAACACCAAGCACCTTTTAATACCCACTCTTCTACTTTATCACCTACAGGTCCTAAAGAATTGAAAGTAATGTCTTTTTTGTAAAAATCAGAATAACCATCTCTACCTGTTACAGACTCATGTCCCAAACGAATCCATTCCATAATAGCTTGAGCTCCTGAAGGTACGATTGGATCATATAATGTAATAGAGATGTCTTGCCAACGTGATTTACCTTTTACTTTTCTATCTACGTTGATATGATCTAATACAGTTATAGTTGATGTTAATGCAGGTCTTGCAGCAGCTTTAATAATGAAAGAAGGAATTCCTTCAATATACATAAAGAACCTGTTAGTTTGTTTTGGTTCCCATGATTGGAACATTATTTCCGATGGGTCTAATATTTCTGGCATATTTTTATATGTTTATATTTGTTATTTAATATAATTATTATCGGTCTCCAAAAACCAATACATTTTTATTTTGCATGAAGAAATGTATCTAATAATGTAGCTATTTGTACGGTATGTAGTTTTAAATCATTATATAATTCGTCTGATAATGATTTTTTACGTTTAGTGTATTCTATTCCAATAATACCAATCATTTTACCGTCAATGCTTTTTAATGCAAATATATATGATGATTTGCAATCTGTTTCTTCAGCCATATAACGTAATCCAAATGTAGCAGTTTCTTCGTCTTTATAATCTACTATAATAATTTTATCGTTATCTAATAATTGATTAATAGATCTGCTGAAAAGATTTATTGGTATATTCTGAAAGTTATGTCTTATTGAATAAGTGTCTTTACTAACAGCCTCATATATCATAGAAAACTTTTGAATTGATTTACCTGTAGGATAAAAATGACCTCCATTATGGAATTGCGAAATCCAAACCCTATCACAAACAACTTCTTCCATAATAGTATCCATTAATTTACAAATGACTTCGCTATGGACTGCGGCTTCTTTTAACGGGTCTTTAGTTCTTTTCTTATAAGTAATATATCTGCTTATCAGCAATACCGCTACGGGGCTTAATACCCCGGTTAAGAATGCCGTAATTGAGCTAGATATGAATTCGTGTACAATTTCCATGGATTGATATAATCGTATGTTAAAGTTAAGGTTTTGGGTCTAAATTACTTACTTTGAAAGGTTGGATGATATGGTTTAATAGTTGCTCCCTTAAATCCTGCTTTATCTTTATAAGCAGCTTTCATTTTTAATCCTACTGTATGAGCTCCTTCGCCATTAAGCTTAATGACTGCAAAGTCTTTATCTTCTTCCTTTTTTAAAGGCATGATATCTACTTTCAATGAAGGATACTTAGCTTGATCTAATTTAAGTAATGATTCGATTGACTTTAATGCTTCTTCTCTTGTTCCTACTGGAAATTTTACTTTAAAATATCCTTTTTCTGATATTCCTAAATCTTTAGCTTTAGTCGGCGCTGCTTCTTGCATTTTCTTTTCTGCTTCACGGCGCTTCATATAATCTGTCTTACCTGTAGATGCTGGCATCTTACTTTGTTTTTTAGGTGCATCTTTTTTATTAGTAGCATAATCATCTTGAGCTTGTCTACGTTTCATATAATCTGTAGTTGCTTCTTTCATAGGAATTTTTGTTAAATCACTAAGAGCAATTCCTGTTTTTCTGCCAGTATTTGTATCTTGTAAAGTAGCCTTCGTTCCTGTAATATCTATTACTTTAAATTCTTTAGTATAATCTTCATCTGTCGAAGCATACTTTTTAGAAACTATATCTCCTATTTTAATTGTAGTATATGTTTCATTTACAGTTTCTTTTCGTATACCACCTTTAAGTATAGTCATTATAGCTAAGAAAGCATCATCAACACTGTAGTCATAATATTTAGCTATATTTTTAACAAACTGCTCTACTTTTTTTCTTAGTTCAGGATTAATGTTTCCGCCAGACACGAACATATCTCCCGCCTCATTTACTTTATTAGTAGAACGCTCTGATAATACTTCTTTAATGATTTCTCCAATCATTTTAGTTAGTTCTGATTTTTTCATAGTATTTTTTTTGCCTTCGTTAGCATTTAAATGTAATGCAGCTAAGTATTTATTTAATGCTTCTTTAGTACCTTTAGTATGTCCAACGACTTTACCGGTATCTTTTTTAGTAACGACATATTTGTCGCCTTGTTTATGATATGAATATGGCATATTGATTTATGTTTCTTTTATATAATTATTACCAGGCGCGACAACTCCAATAATTTGCCTTCCAGCGAGGCCCTGGATTTTCGCAATGATGACGTGCTCTATATGATTTTCTGCGAGCTGGTATACTTTTCTTAATTCTCATGTTAGGATCGCCAAAGTTAACTTTAACAACATTGCCTGCAGCATTCTTAACATATACTGATCTTTTCTTAGGACCGTCTGGAGTATAGAATGGTTTTCCTAATGTTACTGTCTTTCCGTGATATTCAGCTTCTCCTATTATTGGATTAGCTTTAAGTTCTTGAAGAAATTTAATAGCGCAAGAGTTACACATAGTTTGTTCGCTCTCTACCTCTTCTAAACATTCTTTAATTAATTGAGTAAGTAGTGTACGGTTCATATTTTCAAATTATACGCCTTTATTATAAATATCACGACCATAAAAAAACAGCCCTATATTTTTTAGATATAGGACTGCTTTTAAGTTAAATTAATTATGCTATTTATTGGAATTCAGCTCCGGTAGGGGTTAAATTAAAATTAATAACAATAAATTCAGCGGTTTTTGCAGGTTGTAAATAAATGTCACCTACTAATAAATTTCTGTCTATTTGAGCAGGAGTATTATTAGTTTCATCCATTACTACTCTAAATGCATATAAACCTTGTCTTTGCTGTATTGATTCCAAATAAGGATTAACGATACTTAAGAATCTATTTCTTGTAGCAGCAGTATTTTGTTCAAACACTAAATATCTAGAAGTAGATGCAATATATTTCTTAACCGTAATTAATAATCTTCTTACATTTATTCTATCTAATGCGCTAGGTTTTTGCTGTAAAGTCTTTTGACCCCAAGCACAAATACCTTGACCAGGAAACGAAGCAATTGGATTAACTTGATTTTCATATAATGTATCACGCTCTGAATGATTTAATTTAGTTTGAATATTGATAGCATCTGTAATACCACCTCTATTTAAACCTGCTGGTGCATACCATTCTGCAGCTACTGAATCATTATAAGCTAATACGCCAGGCATTAATACGCTTGGCGGAACCCAAATTGGTTTATTAATTGAAGCATCTAATACTTGCATCCAAGGATAATATGTTGCAGCATAATTACTATCCATATCAGTTGTTTGATTTACTGCTGTTGCAATAGAATCTCCATATGTAGTAACATCTACAATAGTAAATGTATCTTGACGATTTTCTGCTGTCGATATCATATAATCTGCAACGTAAGGGCATAATCTTCTGATTACTCCAGGTGCTAATAACATATTGATATCATACTCATCTTGATTTGATAAAATATCGAATGCATCTGTATACTTAATACTTCCATTACTTGTAGCGGTTGATAAATCAAATCCAAATACATTTGCAGCAGTAATATCAGCGCCAGCTAATTTTCTTCTAGCAGGACTCATACCATCTGAACCACCTTGCATTGGAACTGTAAACTGAACGTTATTAGCTGTTGGGCCAGTAACACCAGTGATATCAACTCTTGCAGCTAATGAACCTGTATATGTTAAACCTGAATTAATAGGCATATAATAATCATCTACTAAGAAATCTGCATTTATTGAATCAACTGTTGGCCCTGTTGCAGAAATTAAGGTAGGTATTGTTTGTAAATAATTTTCATTATCTGGAGCTCCAAAATTCCATCCTAAGAATGTAGAATTTGCATATGATAAATTACTACCATTTTG